CAACGTCCCACAAACCGACGTTCCATAGTCCCGCCACGGTGGGCGAGAACGACACCGCACCCGTTTGGTCGGCGGTTTGGAAGTCGGTATTGATACCAATGACCACGCTCGGCTGACCGTTGCTAAAAATGCTCGGTCGTGCGCGGGTGAAATACTTAATGACGCCGCGAGTCTCAAAGTAGTTGAACGCTTGCAGCGCTTTTGTGCGGATCGGTTCGCCGTCGTCGGCATAACCGCCATCACCTGCCGTCCATGCCTTGGCAACGTAGGTATTGCCGCCAAAATACGGCTCGTTTTCCACCAATGCCCAGCACGCAGCGTTCCAACCCGTGAAATTGCACCACGCTTTAGTGATGTTGTTCATCACAAACTGCTGCTGGCCGGTAGATACCGGCACGTTAACGATTAAAGCGTTGTTGAGCGGGTTGTAGAGCAGTCCCCAGCCAAACGTATCCTTGTAAATGCGTGCAGCCGCCGCAAATGCGCCCTGTATCTTGTCCGAAAGGGCGATGTTGGGGTCTAAACGCGACGATTGCAGCGCCGAGGCGAACGGAATTAGCCCGTCAAGCGTCAAAATCAGCAAATCACCGCCGTATTTCGCCATGCAACGACGGGAAATTGGCGCACCGATGATCCAAACACCGATTAGCGACCATGTAGAGGCGCTTGTGGGGTCGGTTCCGCGATATACGGCCACTTCACCTTGGTCGGAAATGAATACAAGGTTGTCGTCAACGCCGTAACCCGCGTCAATCGTCCAAGTCGCCATTGCCTGCAACTTGCCGCCCAAGTGCATGACGCTGGACAGGTCTAGCACGTTAGCCGCACCGCCCACCGACGACACCGGCAGATACCATGCCTTCAGCGTGTCCTTTTCAATAAACCACATTCGGTTTTTGAACAAAGTCGGCTGAATCAGGTTGGTCGTGGTAACGCCCGTGATGGCAGGGGTAGACACGCCGTCAATCGGCGTCCAAGTCGTGCCGTTGAACAGCAGGGGCTTGTCCACGCCGTTTGCGGCATACAGAAACTGACCACCGCCTGTGGTGACGTTGGTGTATTCCCATTGCGAGTTGGCAAGGCTGGCAACTAGCGCCGATCCCGCCGTGCCTGCTGACGTAACATCAAAAATCTTGCCGTCGCTGATGGCAAACAACTGCACATCTGACCCAGCGTTGTAGGTCATGAGCGTTTGCACTTCGGCAGGCAGTCCAACGGCGTGCTTAACGTATCCACCGCGCAAATTCACGTTGGACACGCTCGGGAACATATTTTCCAGATACACGGCGTCCGTTGGAGCCATGTTTGCCAGCGCGTCACGGGCGTTCCAGCCGCCGACAGGGGCAGGCAACGACGCCACGTTAGCCGTGGTGCGTTGAACTAACCGTCTGCGAACAGGAGACGCCATTAGGTGCTGCTCGTGCCGTAGCCGCTGTCAGGGATGTTGTCGTAACCGATCAACACCGTACCCGGTCGCGGGGCAAACGACAGGTTGGCTGCCGCCGTGTCCTGCGCGATGGCTGTCTCTAGTTCCGCAAGGTAATCGCGGTACAGCGCCGTCGTGTCAAAGCCCTTGGCTTCAAAATACTTCAGTTTTGTACCCAGAACCATGACGCGATCTGGGTATACGCAAGTGTCGGTGTCGGCGGTAAAACTGTTTTTCGGCACAGCAAGGGCGCTCTCTGCCCATGCGGCGCTGCGGTACTCAAAGCCGAGCAACTCGCCACCGTTCATTCCCGGCCAAATCTGGAAATACTTGCCGAGCAGACGCCAACGGATACGCGGGCCGGTGCTGATGTAGCCTGACAGCAGCCATTCCCATTGTTGCGGCGACTCGGGGCCAAGCATTTCCCAACGCTTGCTCTTATCCCAATGCGTGCGGTTGACCGTGCTGACGTAATCGGCAGGCAGGTCGTACTTCACTTTCTGGAAAATGACCTGACCGCCCACAACCGAGGCAGTCGGGGCGTAGTTCAGCGTGACCGACGTAGAGCCTGTCACAGCCGTAATGTAGGTAGCGTTGGGGATGCCCACGCCCTGCACTTGGTACTGCGTAGACAGCCCTGCGGTCGTCGGGATCGCCGTTATTGTGGCAACCCCTTCGTTCCACGTTCCGGTCGTTGTAATGGCTTCCGTGTAGAACGTGTGTTGGCGGGTCAGTTCGCGCCAATCAGCACGACGGAGCAACTCGTAACCGCAAGCGTTCATCAGAGCGAGAATCTGAATAACGTCCTGACTAGCGTTTCCCGCCACCGTTTGCGGCGTAGGGATGCCCAGTTCGTTTGTCACTTGCTGGACGAGTTGAACCATCGTGCTGCCCATGCTATGCCTCCGCTACGGTTTCCTTGGGCGGTCGTCCACGGCGCTTGGCCGGTTCGCCACCCAATAACTGCGCCATCTGTGCCTGCAATTCGGCCAACTGACGCTTGGTATCTTCCAATTCGGCGCTTGCTTCAACGCGGTTTTTGCGGTTCAAGTACAGTCTTGCCCGCTCACGCAGCCCAACGCCGCCCATGCCAATGCGCTGTAGTTGCGCGTCTGACGCTAAAGCCAACTGCTCTACCGTCACAAATTTGAGAATCACCAACTCTTGTATCTGATCGCGGGTGATTTCCTCGGGAGCGTCCTTTTGCCACTCTGACAGCGGGGTGCCAATTTCTGCGGCCACGCCATCGCTCTGTTGCGTCTGAAAGTACAGCCATTGACGCGGGAACCGTGATTTGTGTTCGTCGCGGAAAGGCTGGTCAATGATGTTGGTCTTATCGCCGGGAGCCATGATGCGGCAGTAAGTCTTGCCCTTACCCGGCCCATCGTCCTTGACGTAAAACTCAACGTGCAACTGTGCGTCGGCGTTAGAAACATCGCTGTCTAATGGCATTGTCCTTGCTCCTGTGGGGATTACAGGTTGTTGACCTGTGTGATGGTACAAATGACCGAGGGAATCGCGGGCCATACGCTTGTGGCGCTGGCTGCAAGAATTCTAACGCTTGTGTCATCCGTCGCCCACATCAATTCAACGTAATTGGTGGGCTCTAACTGAATGATGAAGTTCCACGCGGCGACGGTACGCGCTGCGGTGCCTTGGATGGCGACCGTGCTGGCGGTGTTGGCGACGTTAGTGCCGTTTTTACGCAACCAAATGTAGATATTGCCTGCGCCGCCAGAGGTTTTGTCTAACTGTGCCGAAAACTGCACGTTGTAAACGCCTTGGTAATCTACAACCAAGCGGGACGACGGCGAGCCAATAGACACACCGTTACTGCTATCGGTGGTGTTAAAAACCATGCCGTAGGCGGTGTTGATAGATGCTGCTGCTTGTAGCGTTGTATCGCTAAACGCACCGTAGTGCAGGATCGGCACCGAGCGGCCAAAACCCTGCAATTCTTCCCACAGCGTATTGCTGACGGCAAAAAACATGGCCGAGCAGTCGGGGTTGATCGTTCCAAATCCTGCGTTGTTGATGCTGCTGCTCGTGTTGTACGGATACACCGTCAACGGATTGGCGCTTGTGTTCTTGACGATGATGGTTTCGCCCATCTCGGTCGGCGGTAATTTGACGCCTGATCCTGCGGCTGCCGTTGTGACGTTGTTGTACACATACGTCAACGTCGTCGCGTCACCGGCTGACGTTCCTGCGGCAGTCACACTTGCATTACCGTCGCCACAAATGGAGACGGTAGAAAGTTGCGTCACCCCGCTATTTAGAACGCGAGAGGGAATAGCCATCAGGCTGCCTTCCGCTCGTCGCGCACACGCATGATTTCAGCGATCAGTCCCGGCCCTTTAACGTCTACCGTTATATCGGCCATGACCGAGAACAGTTTCTGGAACTCGTTGGCTTGCTGCGCCATTGCCATGTTGCAGTTGAATTTCTTGCCTTCGGGGCCACCAACCCAAATGTCCACAGACGGGCCGGTATATTCGCCCGTGAAGCGCTTAAGGCCGTCTGCTCGGTTGCAACTGTCGTAGCCGTACATGATGAAATGACGGAATCCGAGCAGGTAGCCGATGTTGACGGCGCGTAGCCCCGATGTAGTGCCACCGCCCACGGCAACCTTGCCCGGGCCAATGGCTTCCATCTCCGGCCCCGGTGCCCATGAGTGCCACAGCAGCATTTTCCTACCCTTGAGGTAGTCAAACGTGGAGGGCGGGCAGCGCGAGGCTGGCATATAGATGGTGTGGTCGTTTAACCGCTGAATACCGCTCGTGCGGTCACGCGGGTCAAGGTTGACCCACATATCCGGTTCAACGCCGTTTTCACACAAGAAATCATGCGCTGCTTTAATCGCCACAATCGGGCGACCGGCTTTACGGTGCGCTTTGATTTCGTCTATGAAATCAGGCATAGACCACCCGCTCGCCACCAACACCATGTTGCCATCGTGTTTGGTGGGAGCGAGGGCCAGTTCTGGTAAACCACGGGCAAGCGCCGAGCGGATATTGGAACAAAGTTCCTCCTCCGTACCCGCCGCCTGCACCGTGATTTCCAGAGGTTGCATCGTTAGAACCCGACAACGCCCGTGGCGATGTGCGGATAGCCCGCGATGCAGGTGACGGCAGACGCAGAGGCTGCCGAGGTAGTGGCAACAAGGCCAGCCACCAAACCGCCCGTCACGGTCGCGTCGTCAAGGACGCCACCCGTGGCAGTCGTGAACAACGGCACCGACGGCTCGCAAGCCGTAGCAACGTTGACACGCGGCTTACCGCCCAACTGCACCCAGCCGTAATAAGCCGAGGCAATGGACACTTGAGCAAAGCCAATAGCCTTGCTTCCAGCCGAGTTGGTGGTGGTCAGCGGCACAACCGTGTTGTTTACGCGAACCGAAACGGCAGCGTAAGTCGCAACGGTTGAAGCCGCTTGCACATACAGGGCTTGACCGCCATCGCTCAAGTTGACAACGGTGCCAACGGCAAACGAGGGCGAGGCGTCGGTGTAGTCAAGCGACACACCAATCATATTGCTTACAGAGATAGACATTTGTTTGCCCTCTTAATCAATCAACACGCCTTGGAATTGAGCGCCCGAGCAGGTCAAATTACCCGCCCAGCCGATCAGTTTCACAATCATTCTGTTACTTCGCCTTTCGGCTACTGACCACCTTTCGGTGGCGGGGCAACCTCTTCGGATCACCCTCTGCGGCTTCTTTGGTTATACCGCAGTTCAGACTATCGCATGGCGAACCTTTTTCGTTCGCCCCCTCTCACTTAGTCGTTCAGCCTGCTTTCGCTTGGCCCCTGTTGCCCGCTTCCGGGTTTCCAAGTCAATCAGAGAGGGTTTATAGACGCCATTAGTGAATCGTAGGTTTAGCGTCTTGGTTAACAGCCTGCCGCTCGCCGCCAATCGGCACAAAGTTGCGATCTTTGTGAGGACGGAAGTGCAGGTACTTGGTGTTGAGGAACCACATGTGGTTCGCGTTGCCAGCGCCGCTGTTATACGACGAGGAACCGATACCACCGTCCAGCACAACGTCAGACGCCATGCCAGCGCCGTAGTACTTGAGCGAGGCAAAGCCCGCGCCAGCCATGCCCGAGCCGGACTCGGTGATGCGCTGGATGGCTTGCAGCGACTGCAAGTAGTAACGGTAGTAGTTGTTATCAGCAACGATCAGGTCAGGCTTGTCAGTGCCACGAACGAGTTGGACAGCCAAAGCGTCCATGTAACCCTGAATCGTGGTGGACGACACAACGCCCGAGCCGCTGACCGAGGCATCAAACACCTTGGACTGCCAGAACGACCACACGGCGCGATTGATGCCGCCGTAGGTTCCGGTGGTCGGGTCATCCGGCACAGCCGCAGCAAGACCCGTGAGGTTCTTACCAGCGTTGCCCGTGCCGTCGCCGTACAGGTCGCCCGAGATGCGGTTAGCGAGTTGGGCTTCCGCGACTTCCATGCGACCGTCAAGCAAGTCAATGATGGCTTCCTTGCCCGAGTTTTGGATCATTTCCAAACCCGAGATGGTCACAGCAGAGGCGTACTGCGTGATGCTGAACTGCGCCGACGAAATCGGGCTGTTCTGGCCGACGTTCAACACTTCGTAACCGCTGTACGAGTTGGTGTTGTTGGTGGTCGGATCGTTGTACATGATTTCTTGCAAAATCACGTTACCGCCCGAGAACGTCTTGACGTTCCCGCGCTCCTTCAGGCGACGAAGCAACGCGTTGTTGTTCGTCACGTTGTCAGCGAGTTCACCGCTACGGCTCTGAATAGTCGTGGCAATGATGTCGCTGATGCTTGAGTTGGCAAATGCCATTTGATTACTCCTTCATCAGTTAGTTATAAGCGCGACTCTGTTTCGGAAAATGCTTCCTCTAGAATCGCACGACGGTTTGCCGCTTTTGGAGCCGTGTTAACGCCGGGTGTGGCGCTTCTGACACTCACCGCTGCTGCTCGGGCGGCTTTCGCTGCCCTGTTCTGCTCCTTGGCTTGTCTAGCGGCCACTTCAGCCTGTTGGGCTTTGTTGATCTGCTCAAACAAGTCAGGGTTGAGTCTGATGGCTTTTTCATATGCTTCTTCCAACGTCTCGGCCATGCCACTCTGTAGGAGTTGGATCATGGTCGGGCGGGCTTCCTCAAAATGATCAGCCTTCATACTAAATTGGTTGATTTCACCCAGCAGTTGTTGATTCTGCTGCATTTCTTGCTGTTGCTTCCAGCCCATCACCTCACCGCGCACGTTGTTTAACTCGTTTTGGAGTTGCCATACGAGCGGGTCAACTTGGGCTTGCGGCTGTTGCGGCATCTGGCCGTTCGTCGGCAGTTGGATGCCGTACGACTGTGCCAGTTGCATGAAAAGTTGCATCTTTTGCTGCGGCGGGGCAGTACGCAGCGTGTAATCGGCTTGCATCAGGGCTGACACCGCCTTTTCGGGCGTCAACCCCATGCCTTGAATGGTCGGCAGGTACGGCGCGATGGCTTCCTGCATGGTGTCGGCAAACTGCGCCTTGGAGAGCAGCGGTTCCACACCGGCACGCATCTGTTCTTCGCGTTGCCATGCGTATTCTTGCATCTTGGGGTCGGCTTTCGCCCAAACTTCGTGGTAATCCTTCTTCCACGACGCGGGAGGACGACGCCATACCGGCGGTTCTGCGTCCGGCTGCATTTCTTCCTGCTCGGGCTGCGCTGCCTTTGGCGCAAACCGACCCTGTGCGTCGCGCCCGTCAATCGGCTCGCCCTTTTCGGCTGCCTCTAAACCTGCTTCCAGCATTGCACGACGGTCATTTTCGGGCTGTTCGTCCCGTGCTGACTCAAATGCCTGATTGTTCTCGTCCATAACTAGCCTCTCCTGTGGGGATTGGTGAAATTAGCGTGCTGGCGTAGGTCGCGCAGTATGCGATCCGCTTGCTCGTTGGTCAGTCGGGTGTTGACCATGTGTTTGAGGCGCTCAAGCCGCGTGTCTACGGGCTTTTCGTGCCTAACGTGCTTGCTCGGGTCTTCGTTGCCGACCTCAATGCAGTTGTTTGCCTTGAGATGGCGTCGGTGTTCCGAGCGGGAAGTAACCATTTTGCCGTCAATCATGCTTTTGTAAGGCACGATGTCGGGCATGACGTAGTGATAACGCCCTTTGGCGTCCTTCTTACGCTCTACAAACTCGCCGTCAATGTAAATGTAAGTGCGTTTCATTGCTCAAATGAGGGTGTCGGCATGGTTTTGCCCATTTGGGCGATAACCAGTTTGGTTTGGGCGTCAAGGTCAGCGCGGTAACGGTCAGCAGCCTG